TAGAACATCCCGACATGAAGGGGGTATCCATAGGAGCGATATTGTAAATTACGTCTGACAATTGTTCGCGGATCGCAACTGACGAAAAAGTCAGTGACGTATTTGTAGCAATTGCCATTTGTTTTTCTCCTTATTAGGAATTCATTAAATCTTCCAGAATAGAAGCCGCATCATCGACATGGCCTGACTTCTGGAGACGTTTCATTTTAGAAGTGCGTTGCCTTTTAGAATCATCTCTCTTGCTTACCCCTTTACCCGATCTAACCACTCTTGGCTTGTTTTTAAGCTTTTTAGACTTTACGTCTGAAGAGTTCATCTCATCGTAAAGCATAGCTTTTCTTAGCACAATTAACGAGCGATGATCTACCAATGAGCCTATTTCCTCATCACTAAATCCTTGTACTCTAGCATAATCACGGATATGAGAACCAATCTCATGCTGCTTCTTTGGATCACCCCATTCGGGTAAAGCGTCAGCCATTAACTGATGCTCCCTCTGTAAGGTCTGAGCATGCAATTGTTTCATATCGTTATTTTGCTTAGACTGTACCGCGACTTGTTCGTGCTGGATAGCTTGAATCTTCTCCTGCATCTCGCGATACTCTTCGCGTTTCGTAACGTACTCTATCGGGTTGGTAGCCTTTAAGGTTTCCCAGTCAACATCAACAAATTTGTCTAATGACTGTGTAGAACCCTCTATGATATTCTGTAAGGTTTGAACGTACTGCTGTCGTTCATTCCGAATCTGCGCCATTTCAGCCTCATGCTTTTCAGCCGAAGTTTGAAACTGCTTTCGTTGTTCGGAAATCTCCTGTGTTTTCTTAGTATAATCTGACTGGCGTGAATAGCCTTTCATAAGCTCGTCAAGGCTTACTTCTACTTCTTCACCATTTACGGTGACAGCGTATAGAAGGTCCTCTTCAGCTTCGTCGTCAGACCCTTCAGATTCTTCTTCCTCCTCTACGGATTCTTCTTCCTCTTCAGGTTCCTCTTCCAATGATTCGTCTTGAGTTTCCTCGGTAGACTCTACCTCTTCAGTAGGTGTGGCTTCCTCGGCTTCAGGAGTTTCCTCTTCGGATTCCATTAAGCTGAGTAGTGCCTCTTGTGCTTCCATTATACTGCCTGGTTGCATTTGATTTTCGTGTGCTTGCGGGGCTACTTGCTTATCCGCCATAACTTTGTCCTCTTAGATGAATGGGTGTTGCTTGTCTAGCATCTTGTTCATATGTCCAGTTTCAACTATGGACGTTATATGACCATGAAGCCGGTCAAGCAGTCTCATCGCAAGCCAGATTGATTCCCTGGCTTCCAACTCTGTGGTCCCGCTGGCATTCCAACGGGCCATTAAATCCTCTCTTAAAACTTCAAATGACTCATTAAACAACTCGTTATTCAATAAGTTCTTTGCTCTTTCCTCCCGATGTTCATCGCTCATGTTGGTCCTATGGCTACGGCTCGTTTCTGTTCACGCTCAAGCTGTAACTCCGCCATTTTCAATTGAGCATCCACTTGCGCCTCAGCAGCATCCATTTGAAGCTTCTGCTGCTTAATCTGGACTTCAGCTATCTTTATGTCCAGCTCTCCCTTCTTGAGCTGCATTTCTGCTTTGTCAAGGTCTTGTTGTGCATCTGGTTTGGGCGGCGCTTGTTCTGGGTCTGTCAGGAAGTCGTGAACATTCTGAAAGCCCATGTTTTTAATTAAGGCAGCGCCCATGTTGTATAAATTCTGTTCTGTAACGATTCTTAGCCCACCAGACATAGCTTGTGACGCGAAATTCAACATAGTTGACAAGTGCATCAGTTGCTGGTCTCTGTTACCGTGTCCTAACCCTACAGACACGGAACAATCCATTTTATCCCTCCACATGTCCGGTCTAACCTCTACCCACTCGTTATTCAGCATAACGACCCGCTCTTTGTCCTGATTCTTCTGAACGAGTTCATAAATCACGTTCATTAACTCTTTTACGCCTGTTTCAGCAAAATTACGAGCTATAAGTTCCACTCTGGCCTGAGAAGCTGTCATTACCTGCGCTACGGCTGTAGCCGTGGTATGGCTCTTCAGAGCGTCATCGTTTAACCCCTGGGTATTACTGTTGACCCCTGATCGTGATTCTCTAACACCATCAAGGTAAGACAGCATCTGAAATGAGTAATTCTGTAGCGGGGGTGTAGCTAAAGGCATCACGGCATTGGGTGATTTAACCCTGACTATACCGCCCGGTCTTTGCGTGAGCAAATCGTCCAAATTCGCTTGTCCCTCTAGGACTGCGTATCGACCGAAGTTCTGGTTGTACATGTTGTCCATGAGATTACGCATCAACGTGCTCTTGATGAGCTGAAGGTCCATTGTCAAATCTGCTATGGACATTCCAAAGAACTTGTGCGGTATCTTTATCGGGGTAAGCGATACGAAGGGGATTCTGTCTATATCTTCATTGGCAAGTATGTGGCTTCCTACCAGGCAGACTTTCCTAAGCTCTGCGATTCCATCTCCATCGTAATCCATGCGTAGGAAGCATTCATGCAGCCAGTATTCCCACATGGACTCATCAGCCCCATGCTTCTCTCCGCCTCCCCAAACAACTGAATCATCAGACAAGTCAAATTGGTATCGTGAGGCTCTCTCGTTCCCTATAGGGCGATCATCGCTCCCAGATGAAAGATCATCTGGATCAACATCTCCATACATCTCCCTCAATTCTGTGAGTGTCTTCTTTACCCTGTGACATACGAAACTAGAGTCCTGTATCGTCTTGGACATTCTCGATATGAGGAACTCATCAGGCGGAACATTCTCTACTCTTACGACGCCCTTACTAGTATCTCTTGTGATAACCACATGATGACCCTCTGAGGGTCCAGAGCCATAAGCATCACCTTCTTCCACCCCTGGAGAGGTGTGTTCAAGAACCTCTACTCTGGGGTCAGAGATAAGAGCCTGTAATTCCATGTCCGTGAGCCCTTTGTATTCCTCACGGTTCCACTCATCGCTCTCATCCCACCAGACCTTAACGATCCCATTCTTCTGTAATAGAGCGTCAGTAAACCAGGAATAAAGGATTTCCCAGCCAGGGTTGTCCTTCATAAAGACGTGGTTGACGTAATCAGTGGCCTGTTTAGCTGAGTCCACATCCTCTGGGCCAGTTGGAGTGAAGGTAACCATCTGGTCCCCAGATGCAAAAATACGCATCAAAGAGGGCTTAATCCACTCTATTGTATCCTGTACGGTAGTGTCTACGAAATGGGAACGGCCTTCCACCTCGTTACCAAAGGGTAAGCCATAGTAATACTCCATAGCATTTTCCCTTTGCGTAGAGACTTCATCCCCGTACCCTAGAGAGTCTGTAATTTCCTGATCTATTCTAGCGATCAGTTCTTCATCAGATATTTTTTCTTTTGCCATTAAATAATCCCGTACTCTCCGTAGCGGATGTCTTTAGTCCAGGTAGGGTCTTTACCTGAGACCGAAAACCTTAACGACATTACCGCATATCTGGTTGCTGACATTAAATCGTCATTGAGGGGCACAATTTTGCCCTCTTTCCTGTGATACATTCTGAACTCTTCCCACCAGTCTGACAAAGTGGCAAACACATGTATTTTTTCGTCTTCCATTTTCTGTAACATGAACATTATCCCTTCTTCAATCGAGTTACCGCCCTTCTTTTCCCCTAAAGCGGGTGGATTCTCGAAGTGGAAGGGTAAAAAGTTACACCCAAGCTGTCTATACTGGTCTGCAAGGCCAGGATTACCCATAGAGTCGCGTCTATTGCCATCGTGGGGCCATGCGACAGGTATAAACGCTGGTCTGGAGTTTATAGCTGCTGCATGCACCGCAGGTGGTGCTTTAGCTTGTCTATAAGAATCATATACATATATTTCGTCCTCATCCCTGTCCCAGGCTATCCAAGCACACGCTGTGGGGTGGTCAAAGCCGAAATCAATCCCGCATATTCTAGGCCAATGGTCTGGAATAACAATGGGATCAATAATTATCTTCTCCTCCATTATAGGAAATACGAGCCCGGAACCAATAGATGGGCGACCATATCGCCTCATTTCCCGCTCGTGAGAACTGTAACTGGAGAGAATTTGCTCCATTACACCCTCATTAAGGTGGCCTTGATGACCTTTCATACTCCTTATCTTCTCAGAAGCATCGTCCCAGGTCGCATTATTGATAGATTGACCCGGTTTTATGTTGTTCAGAAAGGACGCAACGGTCTCTGTCATGCCGTTTTCTGGTGTGAATGTCATATAGACCATTCCCTGCCTGTCCAGCGTTCTTGTAACTGCCTGGGAATATATATCCCTTGGGGGCTCCTCATCGAGCCATATGCAGTCTACTGAACGTCCCTGCCACTTCTCCTGGCCCATTTCATAGGCTTTGAAGAATAAAGAAGAGTTCCCACCGGAAACATGACGAATCAGTGCCATGCTCTTAGCGTTAGGGACCCCAGGCTTCCTTTCGGTCTTTATTATATAGTTTTTCGGTATCGTACCGGAACCAAAGGCATCAGGGTCGTCGGGGGAACCCAATAATTCATGTTGAACAATGTCCCTCGTTGTTTCGTTAGATACACCACCACACCATGCTGTGATGGGCTGACGATACTTACGACCCTTCCACCATTTAGGGTATAAGCCAGTCAAATGATACGCCATCTCTGCACTTCCGCAATAGGACTTGCCTATACGGTTTGCAGCCATCAGTAATCTCTGGTTGGCACTTCCTCCAGTGTCATGGAAATTCTTCTGGTAGGGATATGGGTCGTAGAATTCTATTCGATTGTATCGCTCTCTTTTCCTAATCTCTCTAGCGATTTCTACTGCTTTTTCTAACTCCGCCCTTGTAGCCACTGGCGTAAGCTGCTTTTGCTTGCCTCTGTGCACTGGCTCTACTTGCATAACATTTACCTGACTTTCCCCATTTCCAACCTTTCTTACCGCTCTTCAGGCTGCATCTCTGTATCGGCATCTTTTTCCTCGTTGACGATATTGTAATGCACGGAACCGTCCTCCTTATGCTCTACACGATAATGGACTGGAACCATCTTGTAGAAAGTGAATTCCTGCCCATGTGCCGGTGGCACGTTATCCATTACTGAATCCAATACCTTATCCATAATAGCAAAGGGACTGAAACTCCTGTCTAATGCAGATTCAAAGAATCTATCCATTGCCCGTACATGCGGGTTTCTTAATATCACACTTCTCACCATAATAATACTCCTTTAGTTCAACCTTGATGGAACCTCTTCTACCTCCTCTGTACCTACGAGAGCTTCAAGCTCTCTCTTTAATTCATCCGTAGACGTATGTTCTACATGGGAAATCTGCTGCTCTATGCGGTCTGTGGGCTTTAGTCCTGCCCTGTCCAGTAAGTCTTTATTCGCAGCAAGCCTTACTGTCTCTGAAGCTGCTTCAGCAGCCAGTGATCTCATAGCGGATAAAGCGACCGGAGCAGCATCCATAACGCTCCTCTCGATCCTGTCCTTGATCTCTTTCATAAACTGAACCTTGAGATCATGCCCTTTCTGTTTGGCACTCTTCTCTGGATAGCCAGCCATTACAGCAGACTTCTTCGCATTGCCTGTCAAGCAATACGCATCTATGAAAGCTTCCTGTTTTACCGTTCTCATGATCCTCTTTTCCTGTTTCTTGGTCTGCCAGGGCTATCACCCACCTGTCTGTTCTTGCTTCGGCTAACTACAGAGATGTTCTTTGCGCTATTGTTAAGCGGATTCCTGTCCTTGTGATGTACGTCTTTATTGTCCCCCTTTGTAACTCTCCCAGCTTTAAGCATTCTCCTCCTGGCAGCATTCCTGGCAGCTCTTCTTCTTTTAGCTGTTTGGCTAGAGTGGTTACGTTGATACTCCCTCGAATAGTTTCTGTTACGCATTACTTAAATATATACCACAGACCTCTTCCACTCAACGGATAACTTTTATTTTGTAATCATTCGAGGGATTCCATTCCTCAACTTCAGGTAAGTTCGGTCTTTTCTTCCTCCCCGGACTAATCCCCGGCCAATCCACTACAGGCCATGTTGTTTTCTTCCAATCCAGTCTTGGGGGCTGTCTGTATGCCTTATCCCCTACGGGCCCTCTAAATTCCTCTATAACCCTGGAAATCACATTGTCAATCCAAGATGGAGTTTCTACTGATTCTGCTCTTGGAGGAGCAAATGGCCTACCCTCAAATCTTGTGCTTGTTACTGGGCTTGAGAGAAAATATTTATAGTCCCCTATCGGAGCTTCCCCCACCATCTGAGATGCTAACATGCTTTGATTATCGGCTTCAGCAGCAGAAGCGTAGGGTCCACCAATAATCTCATCATTAGGACCACCGACAAGGTAAAATTTCCCATCAACTTCTATGTGCCGTGACGTAACGTGCGCCATATCAGTATGGACGACCTAACAATCCAGGCTGTGTTGGACCTCCTCCAGCGCTGGCAGGTGGTGGGCCCATCGGCGCTCCTTGCTGCCTACCCT